TAGGCCATCGCGCCTGTCTCCTTGGTCGGTACGAACTGCATACGAACCTTCTTGCCGGCGTTCGCCATACACCAGTTGTTGATGCCGCCCACGGTGTAATCGTCCATGACGGTAGCCTCAAGATTCCACGTCGAAGTGACGTTGATCTCCTGAGAGCCGTCCAAGAAGTTCACCGGGTCATCGCTGGAATTGGACGGGTTGAGCATGACCTTGGTCACGTCGGCGCTGAAATCACGCGCCAGCGTGCTGTCGGTGCTCTTGAGCACGCCGGGGCCGAGCGTGCGCATCTTCGCGGCGGACGTGGTCGGGGTTGTGGTTGCCATGATGTGGTCTCCTTAGTCGAGGGGGTTTAAGGTCACTTCGTACGCGGCCAGTGTGCCCGCGCCGTTCGGCAATGTGAACGACACGGGACGCGCGGACGCGATGTTCAATTCGTTGTCGGCCAGCGTTTCGATCGCGTCGGTTATCAGGTCGAGCGCGGTCGGCTGTGTGGCCGGCGTGCCGGCGATGATGTCGAGCTTCCACCCGATCTCCGGTGCCGCCGTCCAGCTCGCCGAATAATCCAGTTCGGGAGGTTCGATGAAGATCGCGATCTTGCCGGGGGACGGCTTCGCGGCCGCCGGGTCGATCGTCACGATCTGCACGAGATCGCCCAACCGTTCTTCGAGCCATGCGATCAACTTGTCACGGGCGCGGGTTACGCGGTTGCTCATGCGATCACCTGCCGTCCGGTCAGCACGCCGGCCGCGCGCAGTTTCGGCCATACGCTATAGAGCGGGTCGTTGCTGAGGCCGTCCGTGCCCGCGTTGAGCACACCGAAGCGCGCGTTCCGCGAGTTGTACAGATCGGCCGCGCACGATACGACGCAATCTGACCACACGTCATTCTCAACGCGCGCGTCTTGGTCTCCGATGGCTGCGGTCACGTATTGCTGCGCGCGCCTAAGCACGGCAGAGATGCGGTTGTCTTCGCCGGCCGGGATGCTCAGCTCGTCGCGCAGCAGCGTGGTCAAGGTCGCTTCACTTGGTCGTCCCATGTCACTCCGTCTTGAACTTGATGGGCAGCATCGCGTTCGGGTCGGTCGCGCCGATCGCGAGATAGCCGTAGACGCTGTAGCTTTCGGTGAGGTGGATGGCATCGCCGTCGGTGAGCTGGGTCGGGCCGCCGGACTCCCACACAGTGACGGCTGACGGGTCGAGGAACACGGCTGTGTTCGCTTCCGCTCCGGGCAGGATGTGCACGGGCACGCGCATGAGGTCGCCGACGACGCCGGTCAGGTCGAACGATCCGAGCGTGTCATTGCCCTTGCCGCTGATGTCGAGGAAGCGGCTTCCGGTGTCGGTCAGGGCGAGCAGCGCCTTGGCGACGTCCTTCGAGACGGCGAGGGTGCCCAGCCCGGTGTTGCGTTCGTCTGTGATCTCGGCGGCGTCGAGGATCAGCGCGGCCCAATCGTTCGGGGTCATGGCCGTGGCGGTCTTGGTCGCGTCGATCTTGTTTGCGTTGCTCACCGCGTCGCGCTGCGACTTGATCAGCGCGTACAGTTCGGCGCGCACGGCGAGTTCGGTCGCCTTCGCGTAGCTGTTGGTCAGGGCGCGAAGCGCGGTGTTGAGCACGGCGACGGTCGAGCGTTCGATTGTCTGACGCGACAGCGTCGTGTAGCCGCCGTACGTGTTGATGTCGGCCGTCTTGGTGCCGAACGTGACCTTGCCGAAGGTGAGCGCGTCGCCTTCACTGGCCTGCTTCGCCGTTGCCGTCGTGTCGGTCGCGACGACGTTGTATTCCATCGTCATGCCCTTCGGCGGCAGCGCGGCGTGCGTCAACAGGCCCATGACCTTGCGGCGCAGCTGGATCAGCTTCAAATCGTCGGTGATCCAGGTGACGTTCTCGCCCGCGTCGGGCGTGGTGATCAGGTCGCGGGTCGAGGCCATGAACTCGCGTGCCTGCTCATCGCCGGACGCGAGGGCCTTGAGGTAGTCGCCCGGCGTGCGCCATGCCCCGCCCACGCGCGCGGCGGTGTTCGTTGGGTGTTCCAAGTGCGCGAGTGTGGTCTTGATGTCGCGCAGTTCGTCATTGAGTTCGTCACGCAGTTCCGCGACCTCGTTCGTGTTGCCTGCCATTGCGGTTCCTTCCTTATCGGTGTTGTTGGTGATGTCTCGTTGTCCGGTGATCTTCGCGTCCGTGTAGGCCGGAATTCCCGTCACGCTGACCTCGAAGAGTTCCACGGCCGTGCGGTGCACGACGGTCGTCCCGTCGTCGCGCTGTTCGACGGTGTTCGTGATCGGTTTGAAGCCGATGCTGAAGGCGTCGTACACGCCTTCGCGCACTAGGTCGGCGACCTCGCGTCCCTGGGCCGTGTCCGCGATTCGGGCCGTGATGTGCAGGCCGTCCGCCTCTCGGCTCTGGTCGGTGATGCGCCCGATCAGGGCGCCATGCTCGCGGGCGAGCTTCACGTCACGCGTGCCGAAGTCGCAATCCGGGTCGATTACCTCGCTATAGTCGTCGAACATCGCGTATTCGCGGCCGAAGGGCACGGCCACGCCCGAGAGCGTCAGCCCGTCGCCGTCCTCCGCGTCGCGCAGCTGGATGCCGTTCACGTCGATGCGGCGTGTCTGCATCAGTCGTTCGTCAGTCATTGCCCGATCTCCTTCGTCTTCAGTTCGTCGCCGCCGGGAAGCGGTTCGAGGCCTTCACGTTCGCGCACCTCGTTGATTGTGTAGATGCCCGCGTCGATGGCGGTCTTGTACGCCGCGAGCCGGTCGCTCATGTCGGTGCGGCGCGAGGAATCCCAATTGAACTCCGCCGTACGGCCGCGCGGCAGCAGCCGGTTGAACAGCTCCTCGATCTCCTTCGTGTACGCGGCGAGCGTGTAGTCAGAGAACTCAATCCACGACTGTTCGATGTTGGAGTAGGTGAGGTTCGAGCCCTCGACGCTGGCGAGCATGATGGACGCGGGAACGCCAAGCAAACGCGCGATCTGCGTCGTATCGAACTTCTGCGCGGCGAGGAACATGAGGTCTTCGGCCTTCAATGCCGGGGTCACATAGTCGAAGCCGTTGCCGAGCACTTTGACGCCATTGGGGTCCCCCGGCTTCTCCCACGCGGCCTTCGCGGCCTCGGCTTCCTGCTGGGTGATCTGCTGCGTCGAATGGAGGTAGGCCTTGATGTTGGAAGAATCGTGGTAATACTTCGCCTTGCAATCCCTGGCGGACTGCGCCGCGTTGATCTCTTTGCGCGCCGCTGAGATGGGGCCCATGCCCCGCAATTGGCCCGGCACGTTGAGGAACTTCATATGCACGATCTGCTCGGCCGTGTAATTGCGGCCAAGATAGCTATAACGAAGACGGGGCGCGGCCGGGTCATTGTTCAACCGCGTGACGGTCACCAGCTCGGGCGGCAGCACCTCGCACGAGACCGGCGCGCCGTTGAACTCGACCAAGCGGACGAAGGCATTGCCGTCGAGAGCGAGCGATGCCACGAGGTCCGAAATGAAGTCGCTGCGGGAACGGTTGCGGTCAGGCTGCACAATCAGCGGTGACGTGGCCGGCGCGCGCACGCCGCCCTTGACCTCGTCCACCGGAAGCGTACTGATCGCCGTCTGGAGAATCTGCACACCGCGGAACACGGTCGAAAGCGTCAACGGGTCCGCGTCGGCAGGCTCACGCTCCGGTGGGCGCACACCGTCGGGCATGTCCGTGGCGCCGGTCAGATCACGCGTGAACAACGCCTTGACGTTCGAAAAAAACTTCATGCGCCACATCATGCGCGGGCGGCGAGGCCCACGCAAGCGTCATGCGGCCATGAGCGGCCATGAGCGGCCATGAGCGGCCATGAGCGGCCAATCGATCAACCGATGACGATCGGCGCGTGGTGTATTGGCCTGTGCGTCACTCCCCATGCGGCGAGCATCGCGGCTTCCAATGGGGCGGTGCGCCCCATGCTGCCGCGTCTGGTGATGCGCCAAGCGTCGCCGGTCCATGTGCGCGCGCTGTTCGCGCAGGATTCGTCGAGCTCCGTGTCAGCCGCGTGCCTGATGCGCCCGGTCTCCAGTCCACTCACGAAAGCCTGACCAGTGGCGAGGTAGTCGGCGGCGCCCATGTCACACCACGTCACACGGTCGGCGAGCCGGTCGCGCAGGTCGGCGGCCGGCCCCTTCGAGTCCATGCACACCGGCGCGTTGTATGTGCCGGCGAGCCGTATGATCTCGTCGGGTGCACTGCCGGTGCCGTCAAGCACGTTGACAAGCTGCACGCGCGTGGTGTCCCCGTCCAGTATGGCGACACAGATCGCGGTCGCCACTGCGTCCACGTCCACAGCCACACCGAACGCCAACGGCAGTTCGGTGGACGGCGGGGACGGTTCGCACCACGTCGCCGCCCACAGGTCCTCGCTGATGATGCGTTCCGATATGCCCATGTCACGCCTGTTGCCGAACGCTCTAGCGAAGCCGCGTATGTTGTCCTCGAAGCTCGCGCGGAAGTCGGCGAGCTGCGGCTTGTACCACAGGTAGCCGGCGGCGGGGTGCCACTTCATGATCTCGTCGAGGTTCTCGGGGTCTGCGTCCGCCGGTATGCCGAAGTCGAACCAGCAGGTGCGTTCGGGCACGTCGCCGGCGCGCAAGGAATCCAGCAGGTCGTTGAAATACGTGCTTTCGCTCGTGCCCTCGGTCGAGGTAGTCCAGCGTTGAGCGGTCACACCGGTGTGCTTCAAGCGGGTGTTCATCGTGGGTAGAATCGCGTCGTTGATGGTGTCGCCGGCTTCCTTGGTCAGGCTGAACGCCTCATCGATCGTGATCAGATCCATTTGCTTGCCGTGGCCGGCGACCTTGGTCATCGCCATAGGCGCGATCGTCGACCCGTTCGCGAACGCGGCTGACATGTTGCCGTTGGAAAAACGGCAGCGGTTTACCTTCTGCCGAAGCCTGCTCTTGCTCAGCAAGTCCGTGAACGCCTTGAAATGGTCCTCGGCGTCCTTGCCGGTCTGTGCTGCGTACACGATGCGACGGCTAATGCCGAGTGAGGCATTGAACGTGCTATTGACGTCCACGAGCGCGCTCTTGCCGCACTGGCGTGGTGTCGAGAGCACGACGTGATCGTAGCGGAAGCTGCCCGTGGCCTCGTCTATCTCGGTCGCCACGTCAGCTACATAGCGTTGCCATGGCAGCAAGGGGGTACCGAGCATCGCGGCGACGGCTGCCATGCGCGCGCCCAGGTTGCGGCGTGACCCGTCCGGCCGCGTACCGCCGCGCAATGGCACTAGTTCTCGATCCCGTTCCATACCGCCTCCACGTCGTCGTCGGCTTTGCGCTCCTCGGGGTATAGTTCGGCGAGCTTGTCCAGCGTCGCGAGCCACTGCGCCATGTTCCGGGAGATTTCCCTGCCTTTGGAGTTCTGCCGGTCGATGTTCTGCGCAAGGGATAGCAAAGCCTGCAACAGGCCCGCTTGTATCGGGTTGTCGTCGGCGTGGCTGGCGCGGAAATCAGCGATGATGCCGCGCGCGGTCTGCTCCATGGGCCCGATTGCCCGGCCGGTATCCTCGTCGAACACATCGAACGTGGTCTGCATGGCGTCTCCTTCTGGTCATGTGGTACAGTGATGGAGACTTTCAAGGGCAAGAGGGTCAGGCAATGCTAATCGGCCGCGTTTCGTTGGATTTCCAACGTTTCGCGGCTATTTTTTTCTGAAAACTGGGCGCGGGGTCTGCCGGTGGTCGAATCGTTTAAAAAAACGAGCATCGCGGCGGCGTAGCACGGCAGCGGTGAGATGTCAATCGGCCGAGTGGTCTCCGTGAACGCAATCGTCTCACCATCTGACACGCTCCACGTTGGCAGTGGTGTCGGCCGAGCGTAGGCCGAGGCGCACGAGCTCGGCGTGGCGCGCGGCGAGCTTGGAGTTCACGCCCGCTTGTGTCAGGTGCAGACTGTACCACTGGCGCGCCACCTTGAGCGCGTCGGCATCCAAGCCCGCACGGTCGAAGATGTATGCGGCGCCGGGGTCCACGATGGTCACGCTGTAGTCGAGCGCTATCCATTCGTCGAGCAGGCGCGGATGCGTACGGCTCATGGGCAATGTACGCAGCAGCCACACGTCCACTGGCGCACGGCTCTTCGCCAGCCTCCTGTAGGCCGCGTCCCACGCGCTGCCGGCCGCAGCCCGCAACGCCGGTGCCGGCGTCGGGTAGAGGCCTTCCGGGCATAGCGCCTCCATGATCTGCATGTGACTCACCACGATGCTGTCACGCTGCAAGTATGGTTCGGCCGCGCCCATGAGGTCGGCGCCTGGAGGGCCGAGCACGACATGCATGTTCGGCCCATAGCCGCTTAGCACACGGTCCTGCCGTGCGGCGTTGCAGTGCTTGCACGCGCGTCGAATGTTGTCCACGCTGTCGCGGCCGCGATGGCTCCACGGCACGATGTGGTCATCTTCCTCGCCCTTGCCGGTACAGCCCGGCAGGTGCAGCCAGCAATCATTGCCCCAC